GCGACATTTGCAAGCAGCACCCGTCTGGGTTCGAGCTCTTCACCGGTATATACATCAACCTCACGTCCGGGTGGTCGACGGCAGACTTTGACCAATGGGCTGAAAACCACGCGGGACACGAGTGGTTCAACGAGACCGACTGCTCCAACTTCGACGCGACGATCACGCCAGAAACCACTGCAGCTAGATCCAGATTTGCATCGGCAGTTGATGCTCGCCTCGGCGATGACATCAGGGTCGGCATCAGGTTCAGAGGCATCCACAGAGCACCCAAGTTCCTTAGGTACGGCGGACTTGGAACTGTTAAGTCAGGTCATAGCGACACTACGTGGGGAAACTCGATCGTCACAGCAGTTGTCGCAGCCATCGGCATGCTCGAGGGAGGCTGTACCGGTAGCATCCTCGCAGCCGGTGATGACTTGCTCATCGCAGGTAGCCGGGGAGACCCCACCCGAATCGCCGCCGCCCAAACCTCCTTCGGTCTCACGCCAAAAGTCGCCATGTGGCACCACCTCGCCGACGCTACGTTCATCAGTTCATGTTTCCTCCACGACGGGCGAGGGTGGCGCTTCACACCCATGGTCGGCAGACTCCTCAAGCGCATGTGGTGGACCACATCCCCACCCACAAAGCGACAAACCGCCAATAGGATGTCCGGCGACGCCCTCGGTGTCCTCACAAGCCACGCCGGTCATCCCATCTTTGAAGCTCTCCTCCGCAAGTATGTCAACGCCACGCCCACGTTCACCAAGGAGTGGCAGCACAAGCCCTCGGGACCCGTCCGGGGGCAGTTCAATTACCTGAGAGCGCTTTGCGCAAGGTACTGTCTCTCTGAGGGTGAACTGCTGAGCATCGCTCGACAGGTTGACGCAGCACGCGGCGCTGTTGTGTATGCAGAGCTTGAGCAATTTGGTGTTGATCTGCTGGACGCCCCTGACCGCACTTCGTGTGCCTGGGGCTCTGGCGTGGGCCAGCCGCGGGGCGGCACGATGTCTCATGATATGATCACATCCAAGGTTAAAGCCTTGAACTTGTCACCGCAAGGTGAAACTTGGGTCACCAAGGCCCTCTACCCACCCTCTGACCTTTTCCCGAGTCCAGATGCCCACCAAAACACACTACCCAACGCTCGCCATTGACTTCCGCCCTAGCACCGTCATCGGTCGACCAGCAGGGTTGACAGTCGGGGACACCTGGGACCTTCTGGTTTACTCCCCTCCTTCCGACGCCACCGCTCTCGTGTGGGCGTCAGGGCCCGCAG